TGTCTGTAGGCCATGACCCAATTTGCCAAGGAAACCCTGCCCATCAGCCTCGAAGAGGAGATGCGGCGCTCGTATCTGGACTACGCGATGAGCGTGATCGTGGGTCGGGCCCTGCCCGACGCGCGCGACGGCCTCAAGCCGGTCCATCGTCGCTGCCTCTTCGCGATGCACGAGCAGAACAACGACTGGAACCGCCAGCACAAGAAGTCGGCCCGCATCGTCGGCGACGTGATGGGTAAGTACCACCCGCACGGCGACTCCGCGATCTACGAGACCATCGTCCGCATGGCGCAGCCGTTCTCGCTGCGCCACATGCTGGTGGACGGCCAGGGCAACTTCGGATCGGTCGACGGCGACAACGCCGCGGCGATGCGATACACGGAAATCCGCCTTGCCAAGATCGCCCACGAGATGCTGGCCGACATCGACAAGGAGACCGTCGACTTCGGCCCTAACTACGACGGCACCGAGCAGGAACCGCTGGTGCTGCCCACGCGCCTGCCCAACCTGCTGGTCAACGGCGGCACCGGCATCGCGGTGGGCATGGCGACCAACATCCCGCCGCACAACCTCAACGAGGTGGTGGACGGCTGCCTGCACCTGCTGCGCAATCCGCAGGCGACGATCGAGGAGCTGATGGAGATCATCCCGGCGCCCGACTTCCCCACCGGCGGCATCATCTACGGCGTCAACGGCGTGCGCGAGGGCTATCGCACGGGCCGCGGCAAGGTCGTGATGCGCGCGAAGGTGCACTTCGAGGACATCGACCGCGGCCAGCGCCAGTCGATCATCGTCGACGAGATCCCCTACCAGGTGAACAAGAAGACGCTGCTCGAACGCATCGCCGAACTGGTTCACGAGAAGAAGATCGAGGGCATCAGCCACATCCAGGACGAGTCCGACAAGTCGGGCATGCGCATCGTCATCGACCTCAAGCGCGGCGAAGTGCCCGAGGTCGTGCTGAACAACCTGTACAAGCAGACGCAGCTGCAGGACTCGTTCGGCATGAACATGGTGGCGCTGGTCGACGGCCAGCCCAAGGTGTGCAACCTCAAGCTGCTGATCTCGATCTTCCTCGAGCACCGCCGCGAAGTGGTGACGCGCCGCACGGTGTACGAGCTGCGCAAGGCGCGCGAACGCGGCCACGTGCTGGAAGGCCAGGCCGTCGCGCTCGCCAACATCGACGAGTTCATCAAGGTCATCAAGGACTCGCCCACGCCGCCGGTCGCCAAGACCGAGCTGATGGCGCGCAGCTGGGATTCGCCGCTGGTGCGCGACATGCTCGCGCGCGCCGCCGCCGACAAGGAAGGCGGCAGCGCCGCCTACCGCCCCGAGGGCCTGCCCGACCACTACGGCCTGCAGGCCGACGGCCTGTACCGCCTGTCCGAAGTGCAGGCCCAGGAAATCCTGCAGATGCGCCTGCAGCGCCTCACCGGCCTGGAGCAGGACAAGGTGTTCGGCGAGTACCGCGAGGTGATGGACGAGATCTCCGACCTGCTGGACATCCTGGCCAAGAAGGAGCGCGTGACGACGATCATCGGCGACGAGCTGCTTGCGCTGAAGGCCGAGTTCGGCAGCAACAAGCTGGCCGTGCGCCGCAGCACGATCGAGCACAACGTGCAGGAACTGGGCACCGAGGACCTGATCACGCCCACCGACATGGTGGTCACGCTGAGCCACACCGGCTACTTCAAGAGCCAGCCGCTGGCCGAGTACCGCGCGCAGCGCCGCGGCGGCCGCGGCAAGCAGGCCACGCAGACCAAGGACGACGACTGGGTCGACCAGCTGTTCATCGCGAACACGCACGACTGGATCCTGTGCTTCTCCGACGCGGGCCGCGTGTACTGGCTCAAGGTGTGGGAAGTGCCGCAGGGCGGCCGCAACTCGCGCGGCAAGCCCATCGTCAACATGTTCCCGCTGCAGAAGGACGAGAAGATCACCGTGGTGCTGCCGCTCACCGGCGAGTTCCGCACCTTCCCGTCGGATCACTTCATCTTCATGGCCACGTCGCAGGGCACGGTCAAGAAGACGCCGCTGGACGACTTCAGCAACCCGCGCAAGGCCGGCATCATCGCCGTCAACCTCGACGACGGCGACCACCTGATCGGCGCCGCGCTGACCGACGGCCAGCACGACGTGATGCTGTTCTCCGACGGCGGCAAGGCCGTGCGCTTCGACGAGGCCGACGTGACGCCGCATGGCCGCACGTCGCGCGGCGTCAAGGGCATGACGCTCGAGGCCGGCCAGTCGGTCATCGCGATGCTGGTGGCCGAGGACGAGACGCAGAGCGTGCTCACCGCCACCGAGAACGGCTTCGGCAAGCGCACGTCCATCGTCGAATACACGCGCCACGGCCGCGGCACCAAGGGCATGATCGCGATCCAGCAGAGCGAGCGCAACGGCAAGGTCGTGGCGGCCACGCTGGTGCGTCCGAACGACGAGATCATGCTGATCACGGACAAGGGCGTGCTCGTGCGCACGCGCGTGAGCGAGGTGCGCGAGCTCGGGCGCGCCACGCAGGGCGTCACGCTGATCTCGCTGGACGACGGCGCCAAGCTGTCGGGCCTGCAGCGCATCGTCGAGAACGACGCGAACGTGGACAACGGCGACAACGGTGCCGAAGGCGAAGCGCCTGCAGGCGACGAACCGGCGGCCTGACGCGATGGCCGACCACACGCGCCCCTACAACTTCGCGCCCGGCCCCGCGGCGATTCCCGAGGCCGTGCTGCGCGAGGCGGCCGCCGAGATGCTGGACTGGCACGGTTGCGGTGTCGGCGTGATGGAGATGAGCCATCGCGGCAAGGAGTTCATGCAGATCGCGGCCGAGGCGCAGGCCGACCTGCGCGAGCTGCTGGCCGTGCCCGCGAACTACCGCATCCTGTTCATGCAGGGCGGCGGGCTGGGCGAGAACGCGATCGTGCCGATGAACCTGTCGCGCGGCGGGCAGGTCGACTTCGTGCAGACCGGCGGCTGGTCGAGGAAGTCCATCGCCGAGGCGCGCCGCTATGCGGACGTCGCCGTCGCCGCGAGCAACGCCGGCGCGGCCGACAGCGCGATCCCGGATCCCTCCACGTGGACGCTGCGCCCCGGCGCTGCGTATCTGCACATCTGCAGCAACGAGACGGTCGACGGCATCGAGTTCCACGCGCTGCCCGACCTGAAGGCGCTCGGCAGCGATGCGCCGCTGGTGATCGACTGCTCGTCGCACATCCTGTCGCGCGCCATCGACTGGTCGCGCGTGGGCCTGGCCTTCGCCGGCGCGCAGAAGAACGTGGGCCCCGCGGGCCTGACGATGGTGTTCGTGCGCGACGACCTGCTGGGCCGCGCGCTGCCGATCACGCCGTCGGTGTTCGACTACCAGGTCGTCGCGGACAACGACTCGATGTTCAACACGCCGCCGACATGGGCCATCTACATCGCCGGCCTCACGTTCAAGTGGATCAAGGCGCAGGGCGGCGTGGCCGCGATGGAAGCGCGCGCGATCGAGAAGTCGACGCTGCTGTACGACGCGCTCGACGCCACCGACGTCTTCGTCAACCGCATCGCCAAGGGCTCGCGCTCGCGCATGAACGTGCCTTTCTGGCTGCGCGACGAGTCGCTCAACGACGCGTTCCTGGCCGGCGCGAAGGAGCGCGGGCTGCTCGCGCTGAAGGGCCACAAGAGCGTGGGCGGCATGCGCGCCTCGCTGTACAACGCGATGCCCGTCGACGGCGCGCGCGCCCTGGTGGGCTACCTGAACGAATTCGCTGCGCGCCATGGCTGAAAACGACGCTCCCAACCCGGAACTGCTCGCGCTGCGCGTGCAGATCGACGCGCTCGACCGCGAGCTGCTCGACGCCCTGAACCGCCGCGCCAGGCTCGCGCAGACGGTGGGCGAGGTCAAGAAGCGCGAGGGCTCGGTCGCGTTCCGGCCCGAACGCGAGGCGCAGGTGATCGACGGCCTGAAGTCGGTCAACCCCGGCCCGCTCAAGACCGAGAGCGTGGCGCCGATCTGGCGCGAGATCATGTCGGCCTGCCGCGCGCTGGAGACGCCCACGCGCGTGGCCTACCTCGGCCCGGCCGGCACGTTCAGCGAGGAAGCGGCGCTCGGCTACTTCGGCTCGTCGATCGTGCGCGTGCCCTGCCCCAGCGTCGACGAGGTGTTCCGCACCACCACCGCCGGCGCGGCCGACTTCGGCGTCGTGCCGGTCGAGAACTCCACCGAAGGCATGGTCGCGCGCTCGCTCGACCAGTTCCTCGTCACGCCGCTGTTCATCATCGGCGAGACCAGCCTGTTCGTGCGCCACAACCTGCTGCGCAAGACGAACTCGCTGGACGGCATCTCCGCCGTCTGCGCGCATCCGCAGGCGCTGGCGCAGTGCCACGTCTGGCTCAACGACCACCTGCCGCACGCCGAGCGCCGCCCCGTCGCGAGCAACGCGGAAGGCGCGCGCCTGGCCTCGCTCGACCCGACGCTGGCCGCCATCGCCAGCACGCGCGCCGGCAGCGAGTACGGCCTGCACGTGGTGTCGCCCGCGATCCAGGACGACGCGAACAACCGCACGCGCTTCGCGATCATCACGCACACCGACCGCCACCCCGCGCCGAAGGCGTCGGGCCACGACTGCACCAGCCTGGTCGTGACCGTGTCGAACCGCCCCGGCGCGCTTCACGACATGCTCGTGCCGCTGAAGGCCAACGGCGTGTCGATGACCAAGTTCGAGTCGCGCCCCGCGCGCTCCGGCCAGTGGGAGTACTACTTCTACATCGACATCGACGGACACCCCGACCAGCCAAACGTTAAGAACGCTTTGGAACAGCTCAGAGCGGTTTGTGCATTCTTCAAAATCCTAGGTTGCTACCCTGTGGATGTTCACTAGATCATGTAGCTGACCGTCCCAGCACCTTCCCTCCCCTACTAAACGGCCCCTGAGGCCGTTTTTCTTTGCCCCTACTACGCATGTAGCTGGCTGCTGCTCCCGCGCAGCCAGGGGCCATCTAGGGGCTCACAAAGAGCACTTGCGCCAGTCGCTCTTTTCCCGACAGGTGACGCCTTGCCACCTAGACAGCACAGTGGGTTTTGCCGCGTTAGTACAGCGGCATTCGTAGCACTGTTAGTACAAAAGGTGAATCATGGCACTACACAAGCGCGGAGAAGTCTGGCACTGGCGTCGAATGGTCGATGGGGTGCAGCTCGCAAGGTCGTGCAAGACCAGCGACGAAAGCCTCGCGAAGAAGTTGGCCGCGAAGTGGGATCACGAAGCGATCCAACAGATTCGCGTCGAAGGGCTGATGCCCATACTGCTGCATGACGCGATCAAGGGCTTTCTGAACGACCGCAAGGGAAACAACGGGTATGGCTCGGCAGTCAACCACATGACTGTGTGGAAGACACTGCCAAACAAGTTCGTGAAGGACATCCAGCTTCACGAAATCAAAGCCGTTCTGAACAAGCGCAAAGCCGAAGTGGCACACAACACGATTGTGGTGTCAGTAACGTACTGGAACGCGCTCATGAACTGGTGCGAGGACAAAAAGCTGACTAGCGGGCCGAAGCTGCCGGCAATGAAGCCTGAAGCCACGAAGCTGCGCGTTCTTAGTCTGGAAGAAGAGCAACGCATTCTCGATGCGCTTAATCCTGACGCGAAGTACAGGGGCAAGAGCAACCAACACATGGCAGCGCGTCAGGACAACCAAGACGTGGTTGTTTGCCTGCTGCACCTTGGAGCACGTATCACCGAAGTGGAAATGCTGGAGTGGAAGGACGTGGACTTTGAAGCCAACACGGTCTACGTTCGCCGACTCAAGCGTGGCAACCCCTGCCTCCTACTCATGACCGCGAAACTACGTGCAGTCATGGAACGCAGGTTCAAAGAGCGGGTCGATCAGTACGTTTTCAGCGCAAAGGCCCTACACAACACCAGCACTCAATGGCTTGATCGCGCGATCAAGCGAGCAGGCATCGACGAGACGCACGGCAAGATCACCAGTCACGTGTATCGGCACACAGCAGCCACGCGTCTTCTGCGTGCCGGCATGGACATTGTGGAAGTCCAGAAGTTCTTGGGTCACAAGAACATCCAGAGCACGTTAGTCTACCTGCACGCGATCCCGAGCGAAGTAGCGAAGCGCGCTGCCAATGTGTTCGATCAAGTGGCTGCGTAAATAGAGTTGGCGGCGTAGTTCATGCGCGGATTCCCCGGGTAGTCACCGGTCGGCCACAACGACTAGAAGCCCACTTGCGTGGGCTTCTCTATGAATGGCTTGCCTGGGATAAATCTTCAATGGGCTGATGCGCCCACTCGGAGATCACTCAATGGCAACAGTCAGCCAAGGCGGCGTAATCACAGCAGCTCAATACAACACCCTACAGAACACGGCGAATCTTGTTCTGGGCACGGGATCAGGAACTACGGGCTACGGGCAAACGCCCTCAAGTTCACAGATTGCAGCCGGCAAGGTGGTTACCGCAGCCTCATGGGCATTGCTGCAAGCAGACTTGAACAAGTGCCAGCAGCACCAGACAGGAAGCGCCTTTACCAGCGGCGCACTTCCAAGCATGGCAGGCGTGCAGAGCGCGGCAACGTTCAACCTCTACGACACGGCTACCAGCACAACCAATACCAACTGCAACACTGTCTACAGCGGCAACATGACGCTTAGTTCAGGCGTGGCATCTTGCACCCGCGCTAGTGTGTGGGGCAACAGCGGAACGCCCACGATTACGGCTCAGTTCTACCTCGATTTCACGTCCAACAACACGGCGCGCTATTTCTTCAACACAGGCGGCGAATGCCGCATTGCGCTGTCCCACCCCTCGGGCTCAACTACCCAGGATGGCAACTGGAGCACGGCACTTAGTACCCTGGGAACGATCACGTTCAAGAACCTGACATCCACACGAAGCGGCTCAGGTGGCACGTTGAACAGCGCGATCAACTTCTCTACGCTGACAACCTCAGCCCAAACGATTCTCAGTGGTGCAATTGGTACTGGCTCTTACACCGCGAACACAATCAGCGTGACTGCCAACTACGGCAGCGACAACTCAATCGTAGTGATCACCGTATCACTTACTGACAACCACACGAACAGCTTCTACGACTCCGTTACTTCAGGCACTGCGCTGTCAGTAAGCCTCCTGAAGTCAACGGTTGTTATGACTGGCATCGAAACACCAGCGGTTGGCTTCTACAGCTCGTTCTAATGCCATACCGTGGTGATTGCTCTTTCACTTACTAGGTGACTAGGCTCAAACCTGAATGTCTACTACGAACACTGCACTAACGCAGCAACGCAACGAAAGTAGATCATGAGCAACGCAGTCAAGACCAAGACCCTGTCCACGCAAGCCAAGCCGGAAGTCCAGGCGACCAACTTCCTCGCGCAACTGACCGAACTGGCGAAGCCGGTTGTCAAGGCCGAAGCGTCGAAGGCTGATCCCCTGGTCGCCATGCGCAGCAAATTTTGCATTAACGCGGACGAAGCCATCAAGGCACTCAAGGAAGGCGCGGCCAAGTCCCGCTGGCACTCCACGACCCCTCAAGGTCAGATCCTTGTGTTCTTCCGCAACGCCAACAGCGTCATGAAGCTCAACGGCAGCACCCACTTTCAAGTGGCCGACGCCGAAGCTGCGATCAAGTTCATCGAAGGGGCGAAGGCTGCTGCCAAGTCCGGCGAATTGGACGACGCGCTCAAGGCAACCGCGCGCCCTCCCAAGAAGGCCGCTACTGCGTGAACTTCAACAACCCGCACTTGGGGCCACTTCGGTGGCCCTTTTCGTTGACTCTTCAACTTCTTTGACAGCCAGCTTCACTTAGTGCTTGATCCTAGCCATGGTAGAGCCATCATCCATCTGTACCGCAACTAACTTAGTAGGTACAGCAAATGAGCTTCCCGGTCTCCCGCAAGTACGTCGTCGAATACCTCGACCTGCTGGCTGTTGGTGCCACGCACGAAGAAGCACTCGAAGGCGTTGCCATCGCCAACGGCGTGTCGGTTGAAGAGGTGGCCGCGTGAAGAGCTTCAGCCACGGCAACGTAGTCATCACGCGCAACTGCCAGAGCTTCCTCAACTCCATCAAGACCAGCCCGCTGCCCTATTTGTATCGGCACCTTGAAGGTGATTGGGGCGACGTGGACAAGCACGACAAGTTGGCGAACGACGAAGCCCTCAAGCACGGCGGCCGTCTGTTCAGTTCGTACCGCCTCGACAACGGCGAGAAGCTCTGGATCATCACCGATGCAGCCGACGACAACGGCGTGCGCCATGTCACCACGGTTCTCTTACCAGAAGACTACTAAGTAGTTCCAGCAACCCAACCCTAACTGGCCGCGCAAGCGGCCTCAATGCCCTAAGGAGTTCACCAAATGAAGTTCGTTCTTGCCCTGATCTGCACTGCCCTGCTCGTTGGATGTGCGGCCCCCGCGCCCCAAGGCCCGCTCAAGCCCATGCCTGAAATCGGCATGTCGCGCGACCAAGTCGCTTTCGAGAGCCGCATTGGACGCCCCGACCGAATCAACCACACCGTGACAGCCAACGGTCGTCGCGATCAATGGGTGTACGACTGCGGCCTGTGCGACTACAAGAAGGACAACGGCATGAAGCCCTGGTATCTGTACTTCGACAACGGCGTGCTCACGGGCATCCAGAACTGAAGGTAAATACAGGCCCCAAGGAGGCCGTATGACCAACGACGAGAAGATCGAAGCAGCGCGCAAAGCGCTTGAAGCACTGCGCGAGTTCATCCGCGAAGTAGCGGCAAAGTAAGCCAGCCAGACACACGGAAGCCCACGCAAGTGGGCTTCGTCGTTTGTGGGGCTTCAGTGCAAGAACTTCAGGATGTGTGTTCCGGCGTCACTCATACCAAGGAACAACAGCACGAGCACGCCTACTACCCACTTGGCGCCCTTGATCTGGTTCCACTTGGCGTCTTGCTTCTCTCGCCAGTTGGTAGACGCTACGCGGTCTTTTGCAAGGTCAGAGGCGATTGTCTCAATGCCCTCAAGTGCTTGCCTGGTTAGCGCGGTGTTGGTCTTCAAGTCGTTGATCATGTCTTCGATCTTGAGCAGACGCCCTCGCGTCTCTGTGTTGCTCTGTTCGTTACGGACTGCATTCGCTTCCATTTCTTCGCGCAACCTCTGAAGGTCTCCCTGCGCCCTACTGAGTCCTGCTTCCAGCAGGGCGACCTGTGTCGCAAGGTCGTGTACTTCGTTGCTTGTCATCTGGCCTCCTGACACTCTCTTATTTAGTGCCAAGTGAAAGCGCTAAATAACACCGTGATGCCAACTTGGCAACGGAGGGGTCAATGACCGATAACAACAACACTGACTTCGAGAAGTTGAGCGACCAAGAAGTCGCCAACTCCGAAATGGAGCGCATCTACGCATGGCTCCGTAAGGGCGTGAGTCCCAAAAGCATCGCTGCTAAGTGCCGCATGAGCCTCGCGCAGCTTGAACTCAAGTTGCAACTACACCCCGAACTGAAAGCGAATTGGGATGAGGCAATCGCAGACTACGAGATCTACCACGTAGATGCAGCGCACGACGCCGCAACAAACCCAGAAGCGCCCCTAGCCCTGAAGGTCAAGTACCACTCAGAGCAGTTGAAGAAGCTGGAACACCACGCCACCAAGAGTGCGCCCCAGGTGGTCATCCAGGGCAAGGCCAAGGACGAAGCCTTGGACTACACGTATGCGCCTCTTACTGACGAAGAACTCGCAGCGGTCGAACGTCGCATCAACAGTGAAAGTGATGGCGCCACCGAGTGACAACCCGTCGGTAGTGAAACTGCTTCCGTACCAGTACGAGTTTCTTACCAACCGCAGTCGATACAAGTGCCTAGCTGGAGGCCTGGGAACTGGCAAGACGTTCGTTGCTAGCCACTGCGCCCTTGACCTGCTGCGGATCAATCAAGGCTGCAACATCATGGGCGCAGAGCCCACAGGCCCGCAGCTTGTCATCTTCCGTGAGCAGATGGATGAGACGTGCGACAAGTTGAAGATCAAGTTCAAGCATCGCGGCCCTGGCGGCAACAGCCCCGAGTCATACACGTTCAACTTCGGACATGGCGAACAGAAGTTGTGGCTCGTATCTGCTGAGAACTACAAGCGCACGATGGTCGGTTTGAACATCGCTGCCGGATTCGTTGACGAAGCGGACACGATTCCGAACTTTGAAGATGCGTTGGCAATGTGGAACGCGTTGAACGACCGTATTCGCGACCCGAAAGCAAGGCTCCGTCAAGCGTTCATGACGACTTCGCCAGAAGGCTTCCATCTCGCACATCACGTATTTGTTGAGAAGGCGACCGACCAACACTTTCTCATGAACGTCAGTTCTTTCGAGAACAAGTACCTGAAGATCAGCTACTTGAATGACCAGTTGGCCCGCTACACGCCCCAGCAGGCAAAGGCTAAGGTCTACGGTCAGTTCGTAAATGCGGGTGAGGGCAACGTCTACTACCAGTTCAACCGCGACGAGTGCAACACCCAGAAGACCATTGCGGACTTCCCGGGCCAGATTGCACACATTGGTATGGACTTCAACGTGGGCAAGATGAGCGCAGTAATTGTGTTCATTGACCAGTTCACGGGGCAGGCCCACGTGGTCGCTGAGATTACGGGCGAGTTCACGACGCTGACGATGATCGAGGCGATCAAGAAGCTACTGCCCCAGCACGCCCAGGCGGTCAAGATGGGCAAGCAAGCCATTCACATCTACCCCGACAGCAGCGGCAAGAGCGCGGGCGCAGCCAGCAGCGTTTCTAGTATCAGCCAGTTGCGCGCCGCATTCGGCGACAAGAGCTGCTTCTATCGCGGCAACAACCCTTCGATTCTCAAAGAACGCGTACCAGCGGTTAATGCCGCGTTCATGAATGCAGTAGGCGAACGACGCTTGTTCGTGAACGTCGCCAACTGCCCCGTTCTGGTCAAGGGTTTGGAACAGCAGGGCTACCGCGATGGCAAGCCAGACAAGAGCGGTGACCTCGACCACGCACTTGATGCACTTGGCTACTTCGTGCATTGGGAATACCCGATCAGCGGCGTCAAGTCCAGCGTCCGCGTCCTGTGACGCCATAAATAAAGACACTCGCAAAGAGGCATAAGAACATGACCAAGAGCATCACATTCGCGGACTTCAACAGCCCTGACGCTGTTAAAGCCCAGCGCCTCGTGGACTACTACGAGGATAAGCAAGAGGCCTACGCGAAGGCGATCCTCGACGCGAAACGCAAGAAGTGGAAGGAGCGCGGCTACAACGTTCAGACCCGCAACATCATCAAGAGCATCACGGATAAGAGCGGCCTGCTGTTCAACCGTCCGCCTGCCCTGTCGATTGTTCCTCCCGGTCAAAACAAGGGCGTGATCGATGCCAACTTCGTCCGCATCATGGACGGCACGGACTGGGTTGAGGTTTTCCAGAACGTTGATGTGTACACGCGCCTGCTGAAGACCACCGTCGTTCTGCAACAGAAGTACATCGCTACTGACCGCACTACTGTCGGCGGCTCCTACAAGTACGACGAGTCAGCGGGTGACGCACTGATGCTCAGCATCTTGCATCGTGGCAACTCCGTCGTTCGGGTCAACATCGTTGGCCGTATCACCGAACTGGCATACCTCACTTCTCCTTGGAGTAAGTTGGAGGCGTGGACGTATCGCTACATGAATGGCGATGTCATCGAAGACTGGCGAGTAGAAGGCGAAGAAGAAACGCTACTCAATTCGCAGCCGAACCCCGAAGGTCGTGTAACTGCGAATGCGTTCTACGACGTGAAGACACCTCGCAATCGCACTGACTTTTGGGTCAATGTGCCCGAAGACATTCTGAGCTTCCAAGACAACCTGAACTTGTACTTGAGCGACATGCAGTTCGGCATCGCACATCAGATTCAGAAGACGCTCTTTACCGACACTCCGATCACTGAACAAAGCGACTCATCGATCGTTATCCCCATTGCACCGCTGGGCCAAACACCAGCAGCGCAGACATGGGATGACCAAATCACAGTCACGCAAGGCAACGTCGGCGGTCTGGGCGAAACAGTGCTGTTGGACAAGGGCTCTCCCGAGAACCCCTCACCAATGGTCAAGTACGACGGCCCAAACACCGACCTCAAGGCGCTGTATGACGTTATGGCCTCGCAAGTTCGCGACATCGCTAGCGATTGGGGCGTGACGATCAAAGCCACAGATTCACAGAAAGCCAATAGCGGCTTCCAAGTGATCGTTGAGGAAATGGACAACCTGCAACTGCGTGAACAACGCGCGCAGTCAATGCAAAGCGGATTCCGCAAGTTCTACGACATCACACAGGCGATGTATCCCGAACTGCTGACTGGCATGTTGAAGGTCGAGTTCGCGGAGCCAACTCTTCCCGTGAACCCACTTGAACAAGCACAGATGCTGACTTACGAGTTTGCACTGAACTTGAAGTCACCACTGGATGTGTTCCGTGCTGACGGTATGACGGACGAAGACGCCAAGGCAAAGCTGGCCGAGATTCTGGCTGTCAACAAGCAGATTGCAGATGCGGCACCCAAGCAAGCCGTTCAGCTTCCAGAACAGCAAAACATGGCACAGAAAGGCGGCAACCCGACTCAGCCGAAGCTGACTCCTTGATCCGCCACTTGACTAAATAGATTGCGCGGATTGCAAGCCGCACAAATTACAAGATGGTGGAGGCCATTAATGACCGATAAGACTGATCCTATTCAGGACGACGTCGAAGCAACTGCCGGTGGAGACCAGCAAGAAGTTAGCGTTGAAGACCTGAAGTCCCGTATTGCATCCTTGGAGGCAGAAGCTGCCAAGAACCGCAACCTCGCCAAGAAGGCGTTCGCTGAACGCGACGAAGCCAAGGCGAAGACAAAGACCGCTCAGGAAGAAGACTACAAGTCACTGTACGAGTCTGAACAAGCAGAGAAGACGAAGTACCTGGCGCGCATCAAGAGTTCCGATGTCAAGAGTGCACTAGCGGCACAACTGGCAAAGAACGGGGTGCTTCCAGATGCTGTTGCCGCTGCTACTAAGCTCGTAGATCAAGAACTGATCGAGTGGGACTTGGAAAGCGGTGTTGACGGAACCAGCGTTACTGCTGCCGTTGCCAAGCTGAAGCGCGATCACGCCTTCATGTTTGAGCGCAAGGTAGCGGCAACTGACCCAAAGGCTCCGGCTGATGGCGCTGCACGCGACGCTAACGAAATGAAGCGCAGTGATTTTGACAAGCTCGATGGCCTTGCTAAAGCAACAGCCGTCAAGAAGGGCATCAAGATCACAGACTGATAGATCATTCAATAAGGAGAGCCATCTAAATGGCCAATACACTTACCGGGCTGCTGCCCATCTTCTATGAAGCCCTCGACACCGTTGCTAACGAAAAGGTCGGCTTCCTCACTTCCGTCCAACAGGACGCCAACGCAGACCAAGTCACACTGGGCCAGCCTATCCGCTCGTTCGTGACTCCTGCTGTCACGCCTACTGACATCGCTCCCGGTGTTACCGCCCCTAACACTGGCGGTCAGGCTCTGACATACGTTGACCTGCTGATCACAAAGTCCCAGGCAGTTCCTGTCCAGTGGACTGGTGAAGAACAGCTCAGCGTCAAGGCCCAGCTGGCAAACATCTTCCGCGATCAAGTTGCACAAGCCTTCCGTGGCCTGCGTAACGCGATGGAAGCTGACATCGCTGCTGCTGCTATCGCTGGCGCTGCTGCTACGACTGGTACTGCTGGCACAACTCCTTTCGGCGTTGCTGGCGACCTGAGCGATGGCGCTGCCCTGCAGAAGCTGCTGGACGACGCTGGTGCTCCTGACACTGACCGTCACCTGGTTGTTAACTCAGCCACGATGAAGAACTTCCGCGGCAAGCAATCCGTGCTGTTCAAGGTCAACGAAAGCGGTACTGCTGATCTGCTCCGCAAGGGCATCATCGGCGAACTGCAAGGCATGAACATCCACACGTCTTCTGCGCTGAACACTTCCGCTGACAACATCCTGTTCCACAAGAACGCGATCGTTCTGGCTACCCGTGTTCCAGCAATGCCAGCCGGTGGTGACGCTGCTACTGACGTGACCGAGATTCTCGATCCCGTTTCAGGCATCACATACCAGATCGCCATGTACAAGATGTACCGCCAGATCCACATCGAAATCGGTGCGGCATGGGGCGTGAAGGTCATCAAGTCTGCTTTCGTGGCAAACCTGCTGGGCTAAGCCTTAGGGCTTCCCAAATGAAGGGCTCCCAACTGGGAGCCCTTTCTACGTCATAAATAGCCTGACACGCCTGGAGGCAACCCATGACAACTATTGTCGTTGAGGACGGCTCGCAAGTACCGAACGCGAACAGCTATGTTTCGCTCGCTGACGCGATCACGTACCACACCAATAACGGAAACACCGATTTCACTGCCGCAGATGAAGCAACGCAGACTGCCGCTTTGCTGCAAGCCTGCCAGTCAATGGAACTGCTGTACGGCCCCAACTACTTGGGCAACGTCAGCCCATTGAGTCCACAAGGTCTGCTGCATCCTCGCATGTACTACAAGACGAACACTGGTCGCCTGATCTTCCCATACATGATTGCGCCTAATGTCGTCCAAGCTCAACTTGAAATCGCGCTGATGCAGATTCAAGGCGTAGACATTTTCCCAATCCGCAGCACAACACAGAACGTCAAGAGCGAGACAACAAAGCTGGGTGAACTTTCAACCAGCACTGCCTACAGCCGTTCCAACGAAGGTGAACAGTTCCCAGGCTTCCGCAAGATCGACCTAATCCTCGCGCCTGTGATTCGCAACAACAAGACGCAAGGCGTGAGGATCGGCTTGTAATGGACTACGCCGCACTTCAAGCCAGTGCCCTATCGCTCTTGCAGCAGATGGGCACCAAAGTGTCTCTGACCAGCTACCAAACTGGTTCAAAGCTCAGTACTTACGGCGTCTTTGAGAAGATCAAACAAGACGATACGGGCGCAATGGCAACTGACGTTCGTACTGTGATTCTGCCCGGCAGCATCAAGACAGCCCCACAGATCGGCGACCACCTGACTATCAACAGTGTGAGCTACTACATCCAGGGCGTTGAGATTCAGAACCCAACTGGCAAGCCTCTGTACTACCGCGTGAAGGTGATCGCATGAGCACACAAGACGACATCGCTCGCTTGCAAGCGACTATGCAACGACTGCCTGGGGAGATTGCCAAAGAGTTCAAGGCGCGACTTGACATGCGTACTCCCGTGGATACGGGCGCACTGCGTAATGCCAACACAGTCGAGGTTGTGGACAACAGCATCGTGGTTAGTAATGCGATGCCCTACTTTGACTATGTGGAAGACGGCACGCCAAAGATTCGCCCTGTGGGCATGCTAAAGACCACCGAGGCTGAACTGCCCGCAATCGTGCGTGTCGCACTACAGAGGGCCAGCAAGTGAGCTATCTACCTATCCACCAAGCGCTTGATACGCAGTTCCTGACCGTTGATGGTCTGCCTGAGTTCTCAATCGAAGGCGGCCCCAACAAACCCGGTGTCGCGTACTGCCGTGGCACTTTGCTGCCTGCACAGACCGATCTACCTACATTCGACGGCAAGTTGCAACGCCAGAACGGCAAGTATCAAGTGGATGTCTTCTTGAAGACAAGCACAGACTACTACGGAGCATACAGCCTCGTTGACTCAATCGTTGCTGCCTTCCCCCCGAGTTCAGACTTGGTTAAAGGCGCAACCACAGTTCGTGTATTGAACAGTTATCCCATCACTGTCCAGAACACGACACCCGGCTACTACCGGGTATCAGTAATCGTTGAATGGGAAAGCTGGATCTAACCGGCCAGAAATTAACAACAAAAGCTCAAGGAGCAAGTTATGACAATCGCACAACGTGGCTCGGCCTACTCAGCATTCATCGTTGAGACAACCCCCGGTACGACGCCAGCAACCCCCGTTTTCGCCTATCTGGGCACCACGGACAACACACTCACCTACGCGCAAGCAACGGCAGAAGACGACCGCGTACATGCGGACGGTCAGTCCCGCTACACGCTGTACATGAACCAGTCGCTGACCGGCGACCTGACCATGCCTATCGTGTGGACGCAGCCAGACCACTTCATCGAATCAGCTTTGCAAAGCTCATTCGCATCAAAGGTCTGCAAGGTCGGCACAACAGTCAAGACTATGACTGTTGAACGCGGCTACAACAGCATCAACCAGTTCCACGTCTTTAAGGGCGTGCAAGTGGACAAGATGGAAGTGCAAGCCGGTATCACTGGCACGCCTACCATGAAGTTTAGTTGCGTGGCTCGTTCCTTCCTGCAAGGAACAGCAACGATCAGCACTTCTGCTGTGACTGACACGTCAACAACTAGCGCAATGAAGACCCAGGCGGGTTACTTCAAGATCGGTGGCGCAACCAATGCCTATGTTCAGTCTGTGACGCTGACAACTGATCGCGGTCTGGCCGCTCAGTATGGCTTCGGCTCTGCTGCACCTCTCGACTACGCATCAACGAACATCAAGGTCTCGGGTTCCGTGACTGTGCTGTTCACTGATGACAGCATGCTCCTGAAGTTCCGCAACGGCACAACTGACACGCTGGAATTCCAACTGACTGACGGCACAAACACATACACGTTCCACCTCGGCAATGTGTATTACACGGCTGCTCCTACTTCACTTGGTACAAACGCAGCGATCCCCGTGACACTGAACTTCGTTGCTTCATACAGCTCCGCTGATGCGTCTGCACTGGTCGTGACAACGTCCTAAGTGAATCTCACTTAGTAAATAAGGGGCGGTCGAAAGTACCGCCCCTTTTTCATAGGACGCATACATGAAGCTCGCAGACCTGCAACCCAAAGACTTTGAATACGAGATCGCCCACCCTGCCACGGGTGCGCCTCTTGGCGTCAAGATTCAACTGACCGACCCCACTAGCCCCGTTGTTGTCGCAGCACAGCGCGACTTCCTGACTGCCCTGCGCGCAACCGCTAAGGCTGATCTGCCCGCTGAGGCCGAATTGCTGGAACAAGCGTTGATCGTTCGCGCAAAAGCTGCTGTCGCGGGTTGGGAGTCCAAGTTCGATGAGTTCTTCGGTGGCCCATTCAGCAAGGAACTCGTGGACGCGATCTTTGCAGAGCCCAAGTTCCGTTGGCTGGTGGATCAACTGGCAGGCGCTGCTGCCGACCGCGGCAACTTTTTTCGCTGAGCTGGTGAACCTACTGGTTCTGCGAGTTGAAAAGCGAGTGGAACTGGACACGCCCTTCAATGATAAGGGCGAAACGCTTCGACAGGCATTGACTGCAACGCGCGAAGCATACGGATACGAAGACCCCCGCTTGCATGAGCCACCACTGCCCCTGTTTGTCATGGAGTTGTGGAACGCGTTCTGGAAGTTGGACATGCGACGTGATCGCGGCCAGTGGGGCAACTCAATGCCCCTGCGCTACGAACAGATAGACGCGTACATGCGCGTCAAGAGCCATCCCCTATTGCCTTGGGAAGTAGAGGCAATCGAGGCCATGGACTTGGCGCTCTTGAATGCACAAGCCGAGAACAAAAACAATGGCTGATTCAAATGACATCAAGCTAGTCCTAGACGCAAGTCAGGTCGAGCACGCAATCACCTCGCTTCAGAAGGTCAGCGACCAGTATGCAAAGGCCGCAAACGAGGCCGATCAGGTCACAGCAGCGAGTAAGAAGCAGAGCGCCGCGCTCAAGGATGTAGCGGACTCCGCTGATCGAGCAGCTAAGGGCCATGCAGGCGTCAGCCGCGAAGTGGTGGTGCTGGCGCACGAACTGAGCCAGGGCAACGTGAATCGCTTCGGCGGCTCGCTGATGGTGCTTGCTGAACAGCTTGACCTCGTGAAGTTCGCCATGAGTGGCGCGGGTCTGGCGATCCTTGCTGTTGTGGGCGTCATCGGTGCATTCGGATTCGCTGCTGTGCAAAACGCAGTCGAGGCAAACAAGTTCGCGAAGGCACTGCAACTCACAGGCAACTACGCGGCAGTCAGCGCGGGCCAGATTGAGCAGTTGGCTAAGGCGCAAAGCGCACTCACGGGCCAGTCCACGGGCAATGCAAGCAAGGACTTGCAAGCGGTGGCAGGCTCCGGCTTGTTCAATGCTGACCAGCTTGTCGCGGCATCACGCGCGTTGGGCGACTACCGCAGGCTCACAGGTCAGACCGCCGAAGAGGCGATCAAGAACTTCCAGGGCATGGAGAACGGGGTTGCCAAGTGGGCGGCCAAGCAGAACGAGTCCCTGCACTTCCTTACTCTGAGTGAGTTCGACCACATCAAGAGCCTGGAAGAAACAGGCCACGCGGAAGAAGCTGCGACCGAAACCCTCAATGCACTTGCTCAGGCCATCGAGTCACGCGGCACGCCTGTACTTGAGGCACACACAACCGTCTGGGAGAAGTTCAAGAACGTAGTGCACGAGACGACCGATGCTCTGCACGGCATGTTCAATCCCAACGAGAACATCGAATCCAAGATCAAGGCGATCAACCTTGAGATTCAGCAAGTAAGGAACGCCAACACTGGCAATCCTGCTGCTGCCGCTGACACCATCCAGGCGCTGCAAGGCATGTTGCAACAGCTCGAACAAGAGCAGTTCCGTGCGCAGGAGCATGCCAAGGATCAGGCAATCGCCGACCAGTACACAAAGGCTGGTATCGCAGCGAAGAACTACACCGATGAAGTGTTGAAGGCCGCGAAGGCTGGCAGTGTCTTGAATCTAGAACTCCAGAAGTTCAAGGACGCCGCTAAGGCACAAGCACAAGCAGGCGCACCAATGAGTGAAGCCGACTTCGCAGCCGGCATCGCGGAAATCAAGAAGCGCTACACGCCCACGCCAGTCAAGGGCACTGACACAGTTGGCGCATCGTTCCAATCCCAGGCTGCTGACCTTGCGAAGCTGGTCGATGAATACGACCAGTTGAACGGCGCAACCGCAAAGACGCACGTCGCGATGATGCAAGCCGAGATTGACTCGGGCAAGTACAAGAATGCGCTGACCGATCAAGTCAAGGCAGAGTTGCTGTGGCGTGCGGCTGCTCAGGACTCACAAGAGGCCCTGAACAAGAAGACCAAGGCCGAGAACGCGGAATACGACGCCGCCGTCAAGCAACACCTTGCGCAGGCACAACAGATCACCGCGTATCGCGAGTCAATCGTCGAACAGCAAATCAGCCGCGAAGCGATGCTGAAGTACGGCGCGACGACCGACGATGCAACAGTCTCAGTCGATAAGCACAAGGTTGCACAGGCCGAACTCGCGCTGCAAATCGCGAAGACAGCCGGCGCGTCCGATGCAGAGATTCAGAAGCTGCAAGACAACTTGGCTGCGCAAAAGGAACTGCTGCAACTCGATCAGGACAAGAAGGACGACAACGACAAGTGGGCCGCCGACCAGAAGACATTTACTGCTGGCTGGAAGCGCGCACTCAATCAATACAAGGCCGATGTAGCGGACGCATCCAAGCTCAGTGAAAGCCTCATGTCCACTGCTGCTGACGGCATGGGCACTGCGCTTGCGAACTTCGCGAAGACCGGCAAGCTGTCCTTCAGCGGCCTTGTGGACGGCATCATTGACGACCTGGCGAAGTGGGCAGCGAAGGAACTCGTTGTTATCTCGCTGGAAGAAATCGCAAGCTCAATGGGCTACGCCAACGGCGGCGCATTCCAAGGCGGCACACAAGTGTTCGCAGACGGCGGTGTCGTCGCATCACCTACCTACTTTGGAATGTCAGGCGGTCGTACTGGCCTGATGGGCGAAGCTGGTCCCGAAGCAATCATGCCGCTGACACGTGGCCGCGACGGCAAGCTGGGTGTTGCCGCTTCAGGCAGTGCCGCATCCAACAGCTACAGCATGAACGCCCCTATCACGATCAACGTGCAGGGCGATGCTTCCAACCCCGCCACGCATCAGCAGCTTGCCCGCACCGTCGTGAACATGATCGACGCGCGCTGGGCAACGCTAACGCAAAACGCAATGCGCTCAGGTGGCGTGATGAACCCAACGCGATAACTAGAGAACGGAGGCAACTATCGAATGGCAGCACTTCCACTTCAAAACCTAAGCTCACAGAGCACCACGCTCCAGTACGAGTACCGCAAGAAGGACTACGACCTGGGCGATGGCGTCAGCTATCGCATTCAGGACGGACTTAACGCACAGCGCTGGTACGGCAGCATCGTCTACACGATGCTCAGTCAGGCTGACTTCCAGACGGTCAAGACGTTTCTTGATGGCATTGGCAGTTGGGGCACTTTCGACTATCAGCCGATCAGTGGTGACCCAACCACATACAAGTACTCAGTGACAGACAAGCTCCAGATTCAAGACGCGGGCGGCGGTCGTATCGCACTGACCATTCCAGTTCGTCAGGAGTGGGTATGACAGTACGCGCAGACCTGTTCAGCCCCAGCACTTCTGGCGGCCTCGTGGAGCTGTTCACGCTCGACGCATCCAACTTGGCGGGCGGCTACATCTTCCACTTCACGAACGGAGTCAACGAATTTGGCAATCCAGTCGTGTGGAATGCCACCACATACGCGCCGCTTCCATGCCAGGGCGACGGATGGGCAAAGACACTCAACGGCTCTGCCCCACGTCCAACCTTCACGGTTGACAACACGCAGCGCATCTTCCAAGCGAGTCTCATTGCTAACGGTGCGT